CTACAGCATCGGTAGCTGCTTGAAATTCGTCTATAATTGTATTAATGCTATCTTGTGTAACTACAGTACACGGTGGTGGTAACTCAGTAATAGAAGAATTAAGAGTTACTACTTGTTTATTGATTTTTACGATGTTCTCGTTTTCAATGAGATTAGTCTGTACATTCCGTTTGTTAGGTACTTTGATAATGTTTGCATACAAGTTCTCTACAGTGTCAAATTCTTTGATAAGCTCTGTAGCTTGTTTAGGTCCGATACCTTTAACTCCAGCTATGTTATCTGACGAGTCACCTACTAATGCTTTAAAATCAGCAAGCTGTTTTGGTACGAAGCCCCATTCCTTAAAGAACAATTCATCTGTCCAGTGAACATGTACCTGATTCGTTTTTAGCTGATAGACTGATACATTACGACTAAGCATCTGGAGCCAGTCTTGGTCTACAGTTAATAGCATACAAGTGTCTTCAGGCTTTAAATACTTAGCTATAAAACATGCAGCAAGGTCATCGGCTTCATAGCCATCGAATCTGTATACAGTACCTATTTTACGGCATATCTCAAGTACAAAGTCGATCTGCTCATAAAACGAATCCTCTTGTTTAGTACGAGTACCCTTATAAGTAGGCAATAACTTAGTACGATAGGTATCGTTATGTGTATCAGCTACAAATATAGGATAATAATTATCAACATCATCTATACGAGATAAAAACTGTTTGAAGAAACCTACGATTACTGATGTAGGCTTACCAGCTTTATTCGTTAGCTTAGGATATCCATACAATGCACGATAAGCAAGTGCATAAACATCAACAACTACATAATTCATAGAAAACGTCCTTTCAGTTATTAATTTATAACCGGATTATCTTAAAAGAAGATGATTCTGTAAAACCTAATTCTGAGTTTTCATCCGCTATTAAATCATATCCAGCATTAACCAGAAGCTGTAGTGCATCGTGAATCATTAATAACTCAGTATCTGTTAACTGTTTATCTATAATAACTCCTTCAATAGCACCTTTAATATCTACAGTATATTCCCAAATACGTTCTTCACCTTCGTATAATTTATCAGTAGCTGATATATCATTCACAAACGAAGATAACTCAGGTATAGTATTTGTATTTAATACTAATCCAGTAGGCGTATTTAAAAAATATTTTTTAACAATCAATTTACCTTTTATTCGACGTTTACCTGTACTAATTTCCAGTTTTTTCTTTTCTTTCAACTCATCCGATAAATTGTCTAGCACATTAGCTAGTTTAGTAAACAAGTCGCTAGAAATAGAAATAGTACCTATATTTCTAATATACATAGTATAGGTATTATCATCATATGCAGTTATACTAGTAAGTCGAATTGAGGTACCTTTATTAGTCATAGAATAACCTGCATAAGAAATAGGTTCAATTTTGTAAAAATCAGCCAACTGTTCTCCGTCCAGTATAAAACCACATTTATATCTAGGCCGAGCTACATTATATAAATTTAGATTTCTAGTAAATGAAACAAATTTACTTTTATTATGCCCTGGTCCTTTTTCAATAGTCATGCCCGCAATAAGGCGTAAATCATCACAAATAGAATAAAATAAAGCTACAGATTTTGTGAAATGATATAAGGTACTAACTTCTTTACCAGAATTAAGAGATACTTTTATCATGTACAAGCTCCTCTCTAATTTCCATGAGTAATTTACCTAAATTATTTTCACCTATACCGTCACATACTCCCCAAAAGGTATCATGATGCTTATTACCTTCTTCTATGTAAGCATCTCCAGTATCAATAAGCTTTTGCTTGTAGCTAAAATGATTATCATGAAATTTTATTCTGAGTAAGTCTCGCATAATGTCAACACGAACATTATCCCAATCAGCTCTTAATTTCACTTTTCTACCATACTTCTTAGCTTCGTTAGGAGTGCATCTAGATAACTGCTTTTTTATTTGAATGTCTTCTACCTTAGCTGCTTGAAAAGCACACTCTACAGAAGTGTATAAAATACCATTATATCTAATATAACAAGGTGCAAAGTTAGAAAGAAATTCATACTCACCTTTAAAATTTGTGATTTTATTCATATGAACACATCCTTCCGTAAAATTCATATTATGATAATCTTATTGTAATTATATTATAACATATATGAACTGAAAATTCGAAGATAACTAAAAACAGCGCGCAGTTATATTAATAACTACGCACTGTCTGTATGTCTTGTACTTATAGAACAGCGTTTGAGCTAAAATCAATTACACGAGGTAGCTCACATATATCACATACATCTCCGTCTACTAAAACAAGATCGGCAGCACATTCTATTGTGATGTCCTCATTAAATTGTTTCTTCTTAGCTATTCTTGTATAATCCCTATAATCACAAAGAAGTTTAGAACTAAATAATTCCTTTACCTGAATATCACGTTCATTAACCTGACAGCATGTTAATGTGTCATGCTTTTTAATGATATAAATATCAGCAGGGTCTAGGAACGCTTTTGATGCTTTAAAAGTCTTTCTAAATAGGTTTGACATACTCTTAATAGTACTCCTTCTTTTATGATTAATCGCCATTACCGTCATCTGTGTCATTGTCGCTACTGTCGTCGGCAACATAGGTGAAATACATAGTTTCATCATCCGCTGCTATATCAACAGTAACAGCTTCACCTGTACCTGGAGTTGGGCTTGGAGGGGTTGGAGTCGGTTCTGGATCAACCTTCTTAGGTACCGCATATGGTGGGTTTAAATCGCCGTATGGTTCTTTTAAATACAAATATGCATACCATACCGGATTAAATCTAAAGGTATCAAATTCGAACTTAATTCTAAGCACTGTTACCTTTTTAGTGAGCCCTAAAGTAGCTATCCATGTACTGTTTACAACAATCTCAGGCCTACTGCCTACTTGTCTAAAATAAGCCCATTGTTTCGTATTATCGGCAGTTATAACAGTTTTATCATCACTATTCTGTACATTCCAGGTGACGGAAATTAGCTTACCTCTAAAATCAGGATCCATTAAAAACCTAAGGTCTATCTCCTGTCCGAGTTCTTTAATCTTCATGCACCCAGCTGTTGTTAGCTCATCTGGTACAGTTTTAATATCGATTTGATTAACCATCAGCAATCACTCCTCAAATATTCATTTCTAGAATCATATTGACTAGCTTATTTTGAGACGATTTACTTAAAATGTTATCACTAAGTACAGCTTTACCGTCGACAATACGTTCGTTAACCTCATCTATACTATTATTAGTAATAAGACGTATAACATTAACTGGATTATACTGTCCGATACGATGACATCTATCTTGGGCCTGGTCTTCATCAGCTGCTGTCCACGGTAACTCGTATTCAATAATATGAGAAGCGGCAGTTAAGGTAATACCAGTACCCATAGTAGAATAGTTACCTAAGATGATATTACAAGCTGGATTCTCTTGGAATGCCTTCTTATTTACATCACGTTCTTCTTGTGACAGATCTCCGTACATTAAAGCTGGAACGTATCCATGTCTTCTTAATATAGTATTAAGATACTGGAGAGTAAATACGAACCAAGTGAATATAACTACCTTCTGTCCTGAGCTTATAAGCTGTTCTACAATGTCAAGTAATACCTCAAGCTTAGCACAACACTCACTACCGAATGTAGGTAATACTAAAGGAGGACAGTCTACAGCTTTACGCAAGCCAACCATCTGACCCATAGGGCTAGGAGATGCTTGTATTTCCTCCATGCGTTCTCTAAGATCTTTCTGTATTTCTTTGTACAGTTTTAACTGATCTGGTAACATGTCGACTCTTATTGTTTCAACTGTCTTTTCCGGTAAGTCGAGACATTCGGCTTTAGTACGTCTTAGAGTCCAGTACTGTATATCATTACTTAGTTCTTGTATGTTCTTATAACCAGTTATTTCTTTACCCTGAAAGCCACCCATAATACAGTATTTATCCCGGAAGTGTGATATAGGTGGTACAGTTCTACCCATCCACTTCATCATAGGATATAAGTCGATAGGTGAGTTAACGACAGGAGTACCTGTTAGCCCTAGCTTATATTGTGGATTGATGCTTAAAAGACCGGCTGTCTGCTTAGTCTTAGGATTCTTACATTTATGTATCTCGTCTACAACTAGCTGTTCAATAATACCACGCTTGATACAGCTCTGTAATTCATTTACTATATTATTATTACGAAGCGTTTCAATATTAGTTATGAATATCTGTGCTGGGATAGACGTTATACGCTTTAAGTCACTAACCTTATCGGCTCCACTGCCAATACGTGTACGAATACCTGACTTTCCTACAGCCCGTGTACCTAAGATATAGCCTTTTAAATCAGTATGCTTCTTAACCTCGTCGAGCCAATTGTACTGTAAGCTTGCTACTCCACATATAATAAGAGCACGTTTTATTTGACCGTTTGCTATACGATTAGCTATAAGATCAAGGGATTGTTTAGTCTTACCTAAACCTGGTTCATCAAGTAACAGCATCTTGTCATGGTACTTTGCATACTCTAAAAACTGTAGCTGATGTTCATATGGTTTTGTTTTATAAGTAGTATACGAGTACGAGTCACCTTTGATATTTTTAATATCTTCTGGTACCATTTCTAGAGGAATATGAGTACCTTCCTCAGTATACTTCTTAACCCACCGACGTTTTGGACTACTTTTATAAAAGTACAGCTCGTACTCATATTCAGTTTCAGCAAGACGTTCGACAGGTTCATCTTTATAAAGATAGTACATCTTTGTAATAAAGCTCCTTTCGATATAATCAACTAATGTTGACATAATTCTTCTATTATATTATATGACAAATTTTTTTGAAAATTTGAGTATTGATAATCTGTCACCTAAGTTTATAAGATTTATTAAATATCAACAAGAAAGTATGTTTAATATTATACATTATTTTCGACTGAATTACTAGAGAACAGCACTGAAATTTGTAAAATTATAACTTATTTTTAACAGAATATAGTCTATATAGTATTAGAATTGTTTGTATAAATATGTGTTAATATAGTAAATGCTGTTAGCTAAATCGTAGTGACTCGTATAAGAATTACCGTAAATATTTTACAGATTATAGTAAATTTCTCATAAATTACGAAACTAGCTTTTACAAATTTCTGTTAATTTTCTTACAGTTTATTACAATTATTCATAAGAATTTAGCAGATATTTTTGAATTTTTAGCTATACATACTATACAAAACAAAGCCATGAGTATTGTACATAGTATACATCGATCAAGGATTTCAAAACAAGGAACAACACTAAGACAATATACATATATTAACAGAATATTTACATAATTTAGTAAAGTAGTGCTAAAAATCATAAATCAGTGTTAGGATACGAAAATGCTGATTCTTGTATATACTAAACAAACACACACACACCATCAATAATATACAAATTAAACAAAACGAGCGGATTTCGTAACTATACACACGCTTTTAAAATCTTGTAGAATTATAGAGTATTTTAGCATGATTTTTAGGACTATGGACAGTGTTCGAATTCCTTGATCTTCGTATATCTTTAACAAAATTGAAAAGAATTATTTGTAACATGTGTACGAAGATTCGGGTTTTTGTGTACCTACATTCTGGTTTGATTACGATTTTTATGATTGAGTATCGTAAGCACTGTAGAAAGGCTATAAAATGCTCGATTATTTACAGAATTTAGTCGAATATTTTACAGTTTATAACAGAAGATAGCAGAAATATTCATCGGAATTTTTACATATTTTAGTCGAATCATTAATAGAAGATGTATTAATTTGATGTATTATTATAACAATAAAGTAAAGATTTATGTGTTAAATTATGATACATTGTAATATCAAATTGTTTTAAAATGTATTTCAAAATTACTGTTAAAACTCAGTAAGATTATAACAGATATTGTAAATCATTTGTATAGCTTGTATAAAGAATCATGAAGAAAGTATACAAAGTATACGTCAATCACGGTTTTCGTGTACCTTCCAATAAATAATATATATACTTGCTCGCTTCGCTCTTCGCAGAGAAGAAGATTCTTCTCAAGGTGCTTCGCACTCTCTGCTCAAGTACTCAATTCGCTCAAATCGCTCATCAACTCGCTAAG